CGTCGAGGCCCGCCTTGAGGTTGGCCACCGCCTCTTGCCCGAGCCGGCCGGGATGGCGAAGCACGCCCGAGACCCGGGCGCCATTGCGGAAGGTCGAGGCGCCGTGCTCTTCCATAGCCAACGACAGCCCGATCGTCTCGCGGGCATGGGTGATCACCGACACGCCGGTGACGCCATCGAGCGTCATGCCGACGAGGTGGAACATCTCGGACTGCCCGAGCCGCACCCGCACCCCGTCACGCCGGGTGTAGACGTACTCGAGCGCCAGATCGTCCCGCTGCCGACAGGTCACCCGGTCGGGTTGCAGAGGGATCAGCTCCCGGACCTGCCCCCGCGAGCGCACGATCATGGCATAGGCGTTGCCGCGCAGCAGCAGATGGGTCTGCATCATGCGGCGGAACTGCGAGGGCGTCTGCCAGCGGTTGGGCCGGCGCCGCAGCAGGTGCCAGAGCGGATCGTCCGAGGCGTCCTCCCTCGTGCGGTCGTCGATGCGACGGCGCAACTGCAGCGGCAGGGTCGCGACGGCGCCCGCGATGATGCGCACGCAGGCATGGACGGCGGCCACCGTGAGGGCGGTCTCGGGCGAGACGCTCACCCCGGCCGCCGTGGCCGAACCGCCGCGGAGGACCTGCTCCAGCTCGGACGAGGTATGGACCACCGTGCCGCCCATCGCCCCGAGGGATGCCTGTGGTCGTAGATCTGGCTGCGGCTGCGGCGGCGCGGCAGCCGCGGGCATTGCGCTTGCACGCGCGCCGAAGAGACGGAACCAGAGAGACATGCAGCGTTCCTGTCAGAGCAGCATCGGCCCACGGGCCTGATAGACCGAACGTCCGGCGGACTCGTCGCGCAGCATGGCGCGGCCAAGCGCGTTGCAGAGCGCCACGATCCCGTCGATGCGCTCGGAGGAGCGTTCCTTGTCGGGCTTGATATTGCCGGCCGGGTCCTGGCGCACGGCCACGTTCGAGGCATTCCAGCGCAGCACCGGATGCCCGCCATGCCAGAGCAGCCGCGAGACCGCGAGCCGCTCCAGTTCAGCCGTGGGCGCGGCCATGCTCAGGAACCCCTGGCCGAACTGCACGAGGTCGATGCCCTCGTCCTGCAGATGCTGGACGATCTCGCCCGCGAAGGTGCGGTCGTAGGCCAACTCGCGCAGATCGAACCGGCCGGCGAGATTGACGATCTCCGCCTCGATGAAGGCGAAGTCGGTGGCATTGCCGGGCGTCGCGGTCAGAAACCCCTGGTCGCGCCAGACATCATAGGGCACCCGGTCACGCCGGGCGCGGCGCAGGATATCCTCTTCCGGCACCCAGAACCGGCTGAGCACGATCCACTTGTCCGCGAGGTTCCCGAGCGTCGGATCCCGCCTGGCGGAAACAGCAGCACGAAAGCCGAGAGGTCGTTGACCCGCGCCAGGTCCAGCCCGCCATAGCATTCACGTCCCGCGAGCAGGCGCTCCACACAGGCAAGCCCGGTCGTGATCTCTGTCCCGCTGGCACTTGCCGGCAGCCCGCCTTCCGCCCAGACCTCCATGTCGAGCCAGCGGGTGACCTGTTCGGTCCATTCGTTCAGCCGCAGCCGTCGGATGGCGTTCTGCTGTGCCGGCATCTCGCGCGCCTCGTCGATCTGGCGCTTGAGGTCGTCAACCTTCACCGTCACCCCGAGGCTCGGGTTGGCCTTCACCCAGACCCTCGGATCAGTCCAGTCATCGCCCGCGTCGATGGTGGCGATGAAGGCGAACCAGGGGTCGGCCGTCTCCTGCGGCAGCGTGCCCTCGAGCACCTTGACCGAGAACTCGTGATGTTGACGACAGACCGAGTGGCGGTCGTGGCCGGCGGTGGTGATCTCGACGATCAGCGGCTGGCGCCGGGCACCGGTTGCCGTGTTGAGCTTCTGGATGATCTCGGGTCCGGGATGTTCGTGCACCTCGTCCACAGCGGCGAAATGCACGTTCAGGCCGTCCATCTTGCTGGCGTCGGCCGAGAGCGGCCGGAACCACGACGCGGTCGGCAGCACCGCGAGATTATTGACCGTGCGGGTGACGCGGGCCGACAGAGCGGGGCTCGCCGCCACCATCCGCTCGGCCTCGCCAAAGACGATCCGGGCCTGGTCGCGGGTGGTCGCGGCCGCATAGACATGCGCCCCGGCCTCGCCATCCGCCACCAGTGCATAAAGCGCGATTCCGGCCAGCAGTGCCGACTTGCCGTTCTTGCGGGCGACCTCGACATAGGCCGTGCGGAACCGCCGCAGACCGTCCGCGCGCTTCCAGCCGAAGACGGAGCCCACCACGAATTGCTGCCACGGCTGCAGATCGAAGGGCTGGCCCGCCCATTCCCCGGTCGAATGGCGCAGATGGCTGAAGAACTCGATCGCGTGCAGCGCAGCTTCCCGGTCCCAGACGAGGCCGCGGTCCTTGCCGGCCTTCAGATCGTCCAGATGGCGCTGGCAGGCCAGCCGGGTGAGATGGCCGGCCACGACCTTGCCCTCCACCACCTTGCGAGCCCAGGCGGTCACGGGACAGCTCGGTGTCTTCCGCCCGGGGCCGGATTTACGCTGTGCTGCCACGGTTCAGAAAATCCTCGAACGGATCGCGGGTCTCGGCTGGCGCCGCCGTGCGGATGCGGGTCCGGCTCGAGGGGGTCAGCCCGAACTCGCTCTCGATCTGGCCCATCTGCGCCAGGCACTTGTTCGCCACCGCTAGAAACGGGTTCTGGATGATGTTGCCGCCGGTGGTCTTGACCACCGGGCCGCGGCGCTTGACCTCGGCCTCCGCCTCGAGCCAGCGCCGCCAGACCACCACGTAACGGGCCAGCGCCCCGGCATCGAGCTCGGTCATCACCCCGTGTCGGGCCAGAAGGATTGCCATGTCGGCGAACTTCGCCGCAGCTTCAGCGTCGAGGTGCTCAGGCGGATTTGGAATGGCTACGACCGGCTGCGGCTCGGCAGGGTTCATTCGGTGCGGGCGCGCTGTGCCTTTCACCAGCTTCAACTGGGTCGGGAGCGGTTTGCGGCCAGCCATGATTGACGTCCTTCCTGATGTGCCCTCCCCACAAAGCAATGATCTTGCGGCCATTTGCCTACACTTCGCAGCGCGGCGGAGCGATTCTGATGACACAAGGACGCTGCATCAGAGCCAGGGAGCCCCGAGATGACCCGCCGCACCACCGACAATTCCGAGGCCTTGGGCGCCTTCATCGGCAAGAAAGCCGAGATCGACGCGATGCTTGTCCGGCTCACCGCCCTGAGCGACGAGCACTTCAACGCCCACCCCGACGAGGTGACCTGGGGCCACGTCAACACGCTCGAGCACTACGCCAGCCTCCTGGAGCGGATTACCGACAGCGCCTTCGGCGAGGGCGAACACGCCCGCTGATCTCCGGCACCACCCGAACTCCTGCCGCGCAGACGCGCGGCTCGGGGTCGTAGGAGGGTCGTGACGGTCGCGGCCCCGAACACGGAGACGACCCATGGCACAGATCCAGCTGTCCGACGCCCAAGCCTTCATCCTGTCCACAGCCTGCGCACGCGAGGACGGAGCCATCTTCCCCGTCACCGCAAGCCTCAAGGGCGGCGCCGTCGGCAACGTCTGCAAGAGCCTCCTGAAGCGGGGCCTGATCGAGGAAATCGCAGCCACCGATCTCAACACTGTCTGGCGACACGACGAGGAACGTGGCCCGATCACGCTGCGCGCCACGCTGTTGGCCTGTAGCACCCTCGGCATCACGGATGAACAGAGTGGCACGCCGCCGGCCCAAACGCCGACCTCCGCGGTCCAGCGCCGGAAGGGCACCAAGCAGGAGACCCTGATCGAGATGCTCCGCGCCGAGGGCGGCGCGACCATCGACGAGATCGTCGCCGCCACGGGTTGGCAGCCACACACGGTGCGTGGCGCCATGTCCGGGGCGCTGAAGAAGAAACTCGGGCTCCACGTCACTTCGGAGAAGGTAGAGAACCGAGGGCGCATGTACAGCCTCAGCGAGGCTTGACCCGCCGACCCTCATGACCGCCGCTCCTTCGGAGCGGCGGTCGCTCCTGTGGCACTCAGCATCCTGATCCCCTCGAAAGCCCGCCGCAGGGCGAAGGATCGTGCGATGCTCACCACGGTGAAGATAGCGCCCATCTTCAGGTTCTGCGCGAGCGTCGTGTGCAACCCGAAGATGGGGAAGATGAGGATCTGGGTCACTACCGCGACCCCGTAGCCGACGACCACGTTGGCGATCGCCTCAACCAGCGACATGGCTCGGGTCTGCTTCATGCCGCGTCCTCCTGGCTCTCGTCGACGCCGCCCAGCCGCTCGACCGTCACCTCGGCGAAGGTCCGGCCGTCGCCGTCGAGGATCGCATCCTTGCCGGTCTCGGCCTGCCAGCGCTCCAAGGCGACATCGACATAGGCTGCGCTGATCTCCATCGCGAAGACGCGGCGGCCGTTGGCCTCGCCCGCCATGATCTGCGAACCGGAGCCCGAGAACGGCTCGTAGCAGAGCCCGCCGCGGGCGACGTGCTGGCGCATCGGGATGCCGAAGGCGTCGAGCGGCTTTGGGGTCGGGTGATCGGGCCGGTCGTCCCTCGCGAAGCTCGGCATCTCCCAGGTCGAGGGCAGCGTCTGCTCCGCCACCTTCGGCGGGCGGTTCGGGCGGCGCCAGCCCATGAAACAGGGCTCGTGCTTCCAGAGATAGTGGGACCGGGTCAGCACCCCGCGGTCCTTCACCCAGATGATCTGCTGGTGAACGAAGGCGCCGGCCTTCTCCCAGCAGGCCTCGAGCATCGCCTGCCGGCGCGAGGCGTGCCAGCAGTACCACGCAGCATCCTCGGTGATGGCCCCGGCCACGGCGGCCCCGATGAACCCGTCGTAGAGCTCCGCGCCCTGCGAACTGTCGTCCCAGGTCGTGCCATAGGAGGCGGACCAATCCTTGTTGCGGGTCGGGTGATTGCTGCCATCGTAATCGACGAGGTATGGCGGGTCGGTCGCGAACAGCACCGCGCGCTCGCCGTTCATCAGCCGGCGGACATCGTCATGGCTCGTGCTGTCGCCGCAGAGCAGCCGGTGATCGCCGAGAATCCAGAGATCGCCGGTGCGCGAGGCCGGGTTGCGCGGCGGCTCGGGGATAACGACCGGCAGGGTCGAGCCTTCCTCTTCCCCCTCGGTCCCGGCCAGCAATCGGTCCAGCTCACCATCCTCAAAGCCCAGGATACCGAGGTCGAGCCCGGCCTCCTTCAAATCTGTGAGCTCCAGCGACAGCAGCGCCTCGTCCCAACCGGCGTTGAGCGCGATGCGGTTGTCCGCCAGCACCAGTGCCCGCCGCTGGTTGTCGCTGAGCCCGGTCAGGGTGATCGTCGGCACGGTATCCATGCCGAGCAGTCGCGCCGCCAGCACCCGCCCATGACCGGCGATCAGCGTGCCGTCCTCGGCGATCAGCACCGGATTGGTGAAGCGGAACTCGCGGATCGAGCCGGCGATCTCCGCCACCTGCGCCTCGGAATGGGTGCGGGCATTGCGGGCATAGGGCACGAGACTGTCGAGGGCGCGATAATCTATGGCAAGCTGACGATCGGACACGTGGAACTCCATCATGATCATGCCTGCACCCCCCCCTCGCCATTTTGGCCACGGATGCAGAACGCTTGGCGCGCGGTCCTGACGTCGAACCGCCCAGAGATTTGACCTCCCCCCGGGGTCAGCCGGAGGGTTCGCGCTCGGTCCGCCGGTTGCCGAAGCCGCCATCCTCGGCCGCGGTCTTGCGGCTGTGGCAGGAGGCGCAGAGCGGCTGCCACCCGTCCTGCTCCCAGAACCGGGCGGTGTCGCCCCGATGCGGGATGACGTGGTCGACGACGCTGGCCGGCGTCAGCCGATCGTGGCGCTGGCACTCGGCGCAGAGCGGGTGTCGGGCCAGGAACAGCCGGCGCTCCTGCTGCCAGCGAGCGGAGCGGTAGAGCGCGCGGATGGCCGGATCACGCTTGCGGTCGGTGTCACGGTCACGCTCACGCTTGTCGCGCCGCCCCACCGGGCGATGGATGGGCGGACGCTGCGGCATGAGGCCTCGCGACGAAAACGGACAATGGCGAGATGGAAAAGACCGGGGGCGCTCTCGGCGCTCGTCTCCCGATCATATCCTGCTTGTAGCACGGATCTGTTGCAGGTGTCGAACACGAATGTGTTGCAACACTCTGGACTCACTCGGCATTCAGCCGCGCCGCGATCTTCGTCAGCGCCAGCTGCCAGCGCCGCCAGGCGGTGGTGCGGTCGCAGCCGAGTTCGTGGCTGATCACCTTCCACGGCACCCGCGCCGCCCGCGCCCAGACCAGCCGACGCTCGGCCTCCTCGAGCCACGCCACCCAGTCGAAGGTCCGCTCGAGCCCGGAGATCGACCTGGCCGACGGCACGATCCGCATCGGCTCGGGCGTCATCGCCGCGATCTCCTCCGGCTCGCGCAGGATCGTGGGCCAGGCGTGGACGAAGCCGCGCGCCCTCACCGGCGGCAGCCGGCGCAGCGTGCGGAACGCCTCCTCGAAGTGATCCGCCACGTCGCCGGCAGTCCAGTCGCGCTCAGCCATTCCGCATTTCTCCGGTAACGCCATGCCCACGGCCTGAAGTGTAACATTTCTCGTAAACCACTGTGAGATCGACATTTTCCGTCATTCTTCGCCACGACCCGCCAAGGCACGACACGCCTGTCGGGGGCTACGACCTGCTGTGCGCGCGGCAGGACAGATGGGACAGATGGGACAGAAGAATCCCATAAGTTCTCTCGCGCGCGCGTGTGAGCAAGTAACCAGATTCATCTGTCCTATCTGTCCCATCTGTCCCGATTGCACACCCTGAGGTTGACGGGCGCGGGGACGGGCGGACAGACTGCCGATCGGTCGAGGGGGAGCCAGGATGGGCCACATCCATCTCGGGGTGCTGCCCCGGTCGAAACAGTGGCGGCAGGTTGTCGAGCTGCTGGGCAGCGGCGCAGCAGACGAAGCGGTGTTCGCGGCGGCAGCGATCGCAGCAGAAAGGGACCTCGCCCGCGCCGCTGACGATGCCGTCTTCGTCGAGGCTGTCCGACTGTTGCTGATGATCCCGTTTGCGGCGCGCGACGCTGACTTCGGTCAGGCGCTTCGCGATTGCGACCTGCCCATCGGCTCGACACCCGACCTGTTCGAGATCTCCGCCGCCGCGGGCGCGCGGCTGGACGAGATCGCGCGTGCGGCCGGCCGACGCTCGGATTTCGGCGAGCTGGCCGGGCGCGCACTCATCGGCACGCTCAACGACCAGATCGGTCAGTCGCTGCCCGGTCTCTTCGAGGCCACCGATCGCGACGTGCAGATCGAGGCGCAGCGGCTCTCCCGGCCGTCCGGGGTTGCCGTCCTCACGCGCGCGTTCTTCGGCCGTCTCCTGTCGGACTCGCTCTCGTACTGGCTCGACCGCACGCTGGCGACGCAGACGGGCCCAGGGCGCCGACTGCCGGATGCGGGGGCGCGCAGCGCCTTCGATGTCGCGCTTCAGCGTTACGCCCACGAGGCAACGCGGATCATCCAGGAGTTCGCGCCTGGCTGGTACGGCAAGCGGCTGCATGAGGACGGCCGCGTCGGCTCACCGCAGGCCGCGGCATTCGCCGCAGTGGCGATGAAGAAGATCACCGAGGAGTTGCGGCGCAAGAGGGACGCCGATGACTGACGCGTTGGTCAGCCTCGGCGACGGCTGCGAGCCGCTGCGCATCCGTCTGAATGGTGCAGATGCCACGTTCCGGCTGCGCGCCGACCGGATCTCGGCGGCGCTTGTCCGGCCGATCGAGCCACGCCTGCAGGACCTGCTTGACATTGCCGCTCATGTCTTCGCAGCCGACAGCAGTGTGCCGCGCGGCGGCCCGACGCGCCGGGACATGGGCGAGGAATGGCACCGGCAGTTCGACTTCCACATCCCCGTGCGCGATCCGGCGTTCTGGAGCCGACCGGAGGTTGCCGCCGCGCTGACGGACGCGGTCACGTTCCTGACCGACGACATCGTCGGCTTCAGCTTTTGCGCCCGCGCTGCAGACGAACCCGAGCAACCCTTCCTCGACTTCGATGAAAAAGGCGCGGCGTTTGCCGCCGATGAGGTGCTGCTGTTCTCGGGCGGGCTCGACTCCTTCGCCGGAGCGCTCGAGATGCTGAACACGAGCGACAAACATGTGGTTCTCGTCACCCATCGCTCATCGCAGAAGGCGGCGACGCGTCAGAGGAAACTCGGCGATTATCTCAGAAACCGCTTTCCCGGCAGGGTCCTGCAGATCCATGTCGCTGCCAACAGGGTCGGCGGCGAGGCCCGGGAAGCAACACAGAGGTCCCGCTCCTTCCTCTTCGCAGCGCTGGGCCAGGTCGTGGCGCGAATGTTCGGCGCGCATCAACAGAATTTCTTCGAGAACGGGATCATCGGGCACAACCTGTCGCTCTCGCCTCAGGTGGTGGGCACGATGGCCACGCGCACGACCCACCCGCTCGCGCTCCGGAAGCTCGAGCATCTGATGATGCTGGTGGGCGACGGGTCCGGCGCTGCGATCCGGAACCCCTACCAGTGGCTGACCAAGACCGATGTGGTGCGCCGCATCGCCGAGCACGACGCGGCCGACCAGATCCGACACGCCGTCAGCTGCACCAGCATCCGCGAGCAGAACACGCTGCACACGCATTGTGGCGCCTGCTCGCAATGCCTCGATCGCCGGTTCGCGATGCTCGCTGCAGGTCTCGCCGCCGAGGATCCCTCGGAGATGTATGGTACCGATGTTCTGTTCGGTCCGCGCGAGAAGGACCGGTCCCGGACGATGGCGCTCGAGTGGACCCGGCACGCTGTACGACTGGCGGGCATCGACGACCGCGCCTTCATGAGCACCTTCGGACAGGAGCTGATGCGCATCGCCGGCGGCTATCCGGACCAGCGCCGGGCCGACCTCATGCGCCGGATCCTCGACCTCCATCGACGGCATGGCGGGCTGGTCGTGGCGGTCCTTGAACGAGCCATCCGCGACAATGCTGATCGGCTGGCCCGTCACGAGCTCCCCGACAGCGCGCTTGTCAGGCTCCATGTCGCTGACGCTGCTGCCGTATCGCCGGTGCTCCCTGCCGATCCTTGCGCGACCCCGCAACGGCGACAGCCGCCGGCGCAGACTTCCGGCGATGCGCCCGATCTGGTCCCTGATCAGGATCGTCCGCTCGAGGTCACCTTCGGGATCGAGAACGGCCGTCACGTGATCAGCGTCCTGGGGCTCGGCCGCGTCGAGGGCGCGCCGGCGCGCACGGCTCACGAGCTCAGGTCCGAGTTCGACGAGGATCGTCAAGCTGGGCTTCCCCGCGCCGAACACAGGTATGTCCAGACGGGTGCGCTGGCGACCCGTCTGGAGACCAGCAAGGACGCCGTCGCGCAGCACGTCGGCCGCTGCCGGAAGGAACTGGCGCAGTACCATGAGCTCGTGTTTGGCAGCCCACCGCCGCGACACCTCCTGATCGAGAACAAACCGGGGCGCGGCTACCGTCTCGATCCCGACATCCGGATTCTCAGCCGCGAACCTCGCTGACCAGGAATACCCTCCAGCTGGCCGTCGCACCGGGCTTGTTATGCTGCGGCTGGTTGCTTGTCAGACCTTGCCACTTGCATCATCGTTTTGCTGAAGAAATCACTTTGATTTTGTCAGACCTGCATCAATCGTTGTCAGCCTCCCGCGAGTGAAAACGGGCGTCCTCTGGTCCACCATCAGGGTGTGATCAAGGAGGCCCACGATGGCGATCCCTGCAGCCAAGCCGGTCCATGAACCCGACGCCCTCCTGACGGAGCGCGCGCTCGCGAGCCGCTGGAAGATGTCGGTGCGCAGCCTGCAGCGCTGGCGCTCAAGTGGGACGGGTCCAGTCTGGATGCGGATCGGCGGCTGCATCCGTTACCGTTTCGAGGACATCCTCGCCTTCGAGCAGAGCTGCCGCGTGCCCGAGGCGACGCCATGACAGCGGATGCCCGCAGTCCCTGGATCGACCCTGGTGCCATCACCATGTTTACCGAGGTGGTGTTCGGCGGCCTGACCGGGATCGTGCCGGTACGCATGCTGGCGGAGACCGGCACGCCGGACCAGAAGCCGCAGTCGAGGTTCATCGAGGTGCCGAAGCTGGCTGCGGCGCTGCCGGACCTTGCCAGTGGCGCAGCCAGAACGGCCCGCGGGCTCTATGTTGTGCCCGGCACCGTCAGCAAACCCGGCTCCGCCCGCGCCCGGGACATCGTCGCGACGCGGGTGTTGCTCGTCGATCTCGACAAGGGCGACGTTCCGCTCGCCCGGGAGCACCTTCTGCGCCACCTGGGCGCGCCGAGCCTCGAGGTCGCATCCGGTGGCCGCACCGGAGGCGGAGACGCGAAGCTTCACCTGTATTGGCGGCTGAGCCAGTCCGCGACCGGCGATGATCTCGAGCGCGTCCGGGCGCTCCGGGAGACGGTCGCTCTCAAGGTCGGTGGCGACGGCTCCTTCGCCAGCCTGCATCAGCCGATCCGGGTGCCGGGAAGCATTCACGGCAAGAACGCCAAGCTGAGCCCGGTCCGTTTGCTCTCTTCCACCACAGCAATGTACTCGCTCGATGAGCTGGTGGCGCGTGCCGCCGCAATGTCGCAGCTGGTCGACGTCGGCGCGACGCCTCCGCGCAAGAACCGCCCGACGGCCGGCGAGCTCATGACCCGCAAGACCCGGGCGGGCGGTGCCGACGACGTCACCCGCTTCGAGGCCTTGTCGCGAGTGATCGGACACTGGATCCGTCAGGCACGGCAGGGCCGGTGCAGCCTGGATGAGGCACGTCAGGCGGCGGTCGAGTACAACACGGCAGCCATTGTCCCGCCCTGGGACGCGTCCCGCCTGGAGCGCGAGTTCGATCGCCTGCTCGAGAAGGACATCCATCGGAACCGGCCGTTTGGCGCCCCCGGCCTGGAGGCGCCGCCACTCAGCGAGGACGCGATCGCTGCGGCGTTTGTCGCTCGCCACGCCGAGGATACGCGCTACTGCGCGGCCCTCGGCGGCTGGATGTGGTGGTGCGCCACCCATTGGCAGCGGGATGACCGCAACCTTGTGCGTGAGTTCATGCGCCAGGTGTGCCGATCGGTGGCAAGCAATGCTGACTCCAAGTCGGTTGCCCGCCGCATCGCCAGCGACAGGACCGTCACTGCCGCGCTGCGGCTCGCCGCCGCTGACCCGGCGATCTCCTCGACTGTCGGCGCATGGGACGACGCGCCCATGTGCCTCAACACCGCGGCCGGCCTCCTCGATCTCGAGACCGGCGAGATGCATGGCCACGATCCCGCCCGACTGCTGACCCAGGTTGCCGAGGCCTCGCCCCGCGGATCATGCCCGCGCTGGCTGCAATTCCTTGACCGGGTCACCGCTGGTGATCGGGAGCTGCAGACCTATCTGCAGAGGGTGGCGGGCTACTGCCTCACCGGTTCCACGCGCGAGCAGGTGTTCTTCTTCTTCCACGGGACCGGCGCGAACGGGAAGTCCGTCTTTCTGCAGACCCTCTCGGCGGTGCTCGGCAGCTATGCGGCGACCGCGGCTCCGGGCACCTTCACGGCCAGCCGGAGCGATCGCCACCTCACCGAACTGGCGGGCCTGCGCGGAGCCCGTCTCGTGGTCGCCTTCGAGACCGAGTCGGGTCAGAGCTGGGCCGAGGCACGCATCAAGACGGTCACCGGTGGCGAGCCCATCCGCGCGAACTTCATGCATCGCGACCATTTCGAGTTTCGGCCGCAGTTCAAGCTGATCGTCGCCGGCAATCATCGTCCTGCCCTCACCTCGGTGAACGAGGCGATCCGCCGCCGGCTGCACTTGGTGCCGTTCCCCGTCACCATCCCCGACGAGGATCGCGACCTCCTGCTCTCGGACCGCCTGCTTGAGGAGCGCGACGGGATCCTCGCCTGGGCGATCGAGGGTTGTGCCGAGTGGCAGCGGCGCGGCCTTGCCCCGCCCCCGGCCATTACCGGAGCCAGCGCAGGCTACATCGCCGACGAGGACACCGTCGGCGAATGGATCGAGGAATGTTGCGTCACCGGACCCGGCTGCAAGGCTGCGGCGCGGACGCTCTACGCCAACTGGGTCGCCTGGGCCGAGGCCGCGGGGGCGACGAAGGGCTCGCAGAAGTCACTTGGCGAAGCGCTACGCGAACGCGGCTTCCAGCCTGCCAAGGTCGGTGGCGCGCGCGGGTGGCTCGGCATCACGCCGCGGCATTCGCAGCCGCAGCGGGAGGCAGTCTGATGAACCCGCTGCATCCCCGCCACCTTCGGCCGCTTGAACGCCGGGCGGAACTCTGCCGCCTCCTGGCGCTCGGGCTGATCCGGTTGCGGATGAAGAAACGAGGCGAAGTATCTGATGAGACTGGAGAAAGCTACCTACACTATCCGCCCGACCAATGCCGTCATGCAACTCCAACTCGCCGGAGAAATGCATGAACAAGCCCGATCCCATCCCCGCGCGCCTGGCCGCGCTCAAGACCACGCCGACGCCCGACCTGAAGCAACAGTGGCGCGATTTGTTCGACAGCGAGCCGCCACCATTCAATCGCCGCTACCTGGAGAGCCGGCTGGCCTATCGCATCCAGGAACTTGCGTATGGCGGGCTGAAACCCGAGACGATCCGGCGGCTGGAACGGCTGGGCGAGGAACTCGACGGCGGCGACCGCACGAAGCGTAGCATCCGCGCCGATCGCGACCGCCCGATCACCGGCACTCGGCTGCTGCGCGAATGGCAGGGCGTCGAGCAGGTGGTCACCGTCACAGCCGACGGCTTCGAATGGCAGGGGCGCCCGTACAAGTCGCTGTCCGCAATCGCGCGCGCAATCACCGGCACACGTTGGAACGGCTGGGTGTTCTTCGGGCTCAAGAATCACAGGGGGCGGACATGACGAAACCGCCCGAGAAATCGAAGGTCGTCCGCAAGCTGCGGTGCGCCGTCTACACCCGGAAATCCTCCGAGGAAGGGCTGGAGCAGGAGTTCAACAGCCTGCATGCCCAGCGCGAAGCCTGTGAGGCGTACATCGCCAGCCAGCGATCCGAAGGCTGGGTGCTGGTCCGCGATCAGTATGACGACGGCGGCATCTCGGGCGGAACGCTGGATCGCCCTGGCCTGAAGCGGCTGCTGGAGGATATCGAGGACGGGCTGGTCGATGTTGTGGTGGTCTACAAGATCGACCGCCTCAGTCGCTCGCTGGCGGATTTCGCCAAGCTGGTCGAGGTGTTCGACCGGAACGGCGTGACCTTCGTCTCGGTCACCCAGTCGTTCAACACGACCACGTCCATGGGGCGGTTGACGCTGAACATCCTGCTCAGCTTTGCGCAGTTCGAGCGCGAGGTCACGGCCGAGCGCATCCGCGACAAGGTCGCCGCCAGCCGGAAGAAGGGCATGTGGATGGGCGGTGTCCCGCCCTACGGATACCGGGTGGAAAACCGGAAGCTACTGGTCGACGAAGAAAGCGCCGCGCATGTGCGCTGGATCTTCGCCCGCTTCCTCGAGATCGGGTCCTGCACGGAGCTGGCGCGCGAAGTCGGTACGCGTGGTATTCGCACGCCGCGCGGCAACCGGATCGACAAGAAATACATCTACCGGATGCTGAACAATCGCGCCTACATCGGCGAGGCGGTCCACAAGGGCGATAGCTACCCCGGCGAACACGATGCGATCATCGACCGCGCGCTATGGGATAAGGTCCACGCCATCCTGCAGGAAAGCCCGCGCAAGCGCGCCGCGCGCACCCGCTCGGACACGCCCGCGCTGCTGAAGGGGCTGTTGTTCGGCCCGGACGGCGCCGCATTCTCGCCGACGCATACGCGGAAGGGCGGGAAGCTCTACCGCTATTATGTCAGCCAGACGGTGCTGAAGCATGGCGCGGGATCCTGCCCGGTCGGCCGGGTGCCCGCCGGCGAGATCGAGGCCGCCGTCATCGACCAGCTTCGGGCCGTGTTCCGCCAGCCGGAGATCGTGGCGGGCACTTGGAAGGCGGCGCGTGCCCACGTCGACGACATCACCGAGGCCGACGCCCGTGCGGCTTTGCACCAACTCGACCCGCTGTGGAACGAACTCTTTCCCGCCGAGCAGGCGCGCATCGTAGGGCTGCTGGTCGAGCGCGTCGAGATTGGCACCGAAGGGTTGAACGTCCGCCTGCGCATGGACGGTCTGGCCGGGCTCGCGCGCGAAATCACCACCGACATAGGAGCAGCCGCATGACCCGCGCCACGCCGATGCCCGACACCGTCACCATCCATGTTCCGTTCCGTCTCGTGAAGCGCGGCGGGCGCAAGGAGATGCAGCTGCCCGAGGGTGCTGCACAGCCGCGCAGGACGGACAGCACGTTGGTCAAGGCGCTGGCGCGCGCATTCCGCTGGAAGCGGATGCTTGAGTCGGGCGAATTCGCCACCATCGCCGAACTGGCTGAGCGCGAGGGGATCGCCGCACCATACCTGAAGAGGACAATGCGCCTCACGCAACTGGCCCCCGACTTGGTGGAGGGCATCCTTGACGGCAGCCAGCCGTCAGGCCTCAAGCTGGAGGCGTTGCGCAGCACATTGCCAAGGACCTGGTCCGAGCAACGCGCCGTCCTGAACACTGCCCTAGATTGAAGATGCCTCCGGTGCGCCGCCGGCTTGAGGCTTGCATCATCCTCGGGCCGCAGCTTAGTCTCGCGCCGCAAACGGCGGTAATGTCAGCTCAAAATCGGGCGTTCGGCAATGCAGTCGCCGTCCGATAGTAGAGAGCGACAATGGAAGCGGGCGAGCGCACGATCAGTCAGATTCTGACCGAACAGATTAGATACGAAATACCCGCGTATCAGCGACCGTATTCTTGGGAAAAGGGTAACGTTGAACAACTTCTCGACGATGTCTGGGAAGCATATGTGGCCAACGACGAGGAGTACTTTATCGGCTCGCTCATCACCATCGAGCGCGAAAAGGGTCGCCTGTATGATGTCGTGGACGGCCAGCAGCGGCTGACGACCCTCAACCTGATTTTCTCACGCCTGCGCGATGCCGTGGATGAACCGGCGAAATCTGAACTGGGTCGGCGTGTGTTGCCACGCAATGCGCTGACTGGTGAGGAGGAGACGCCACGACTGACCCTACGCCAGCGCGATCAGAACTTCTTCCGACGTCACGTGCTGGCCGGAGAAGTGGTTCCCGAGGCGCTGCGCAAGGAGGTCGCAAAGGAGCAGGATGCCCCAAAGCAGCGCATCATCGAGAACTTGGAGGCCATCGACAGCTTTATAGCTCAGCATGACCAGAAGACGCTGAAGCTGTTCGCGAACTATCTGCTCAGCAGGGTCTATGTGGTGTTTGTCACCACTGCTTCCTGGCAGTCGGCATACCGGTTGTTCAACGTTCTAAATGCCCGCGGCATGGCGCTATCAAATGCCGACTTGATCAAGAACATGCTGTTCGCGCGGCTCGGCGGCAATGCAGCCCGTAGCAGTGATCTGGACGAGGCGTGGCTCGAACTGGAGGAGCAGATCGGTATCGAGCGGCTTGACCAGTTCATGGCGCATCATCGCAGCTCGATTGTCGCGACAAAAGCACGGAAGGCTCTGCACGAGGAGTTCGAGCCCCTTATCGCGACTGCGGCGACGCCGTTCACTTTCCTCGACGAGGTGAATACCTCTGCTCGCAATTATCTGCGCGTTCTCAGGAACGAGTTCGAGGCGCCCGCAGCTCGTCGCGCGGTCAGATCGCTCAAGCGGGTAGCGTTCGAGGAGTGGATCCCGCCGCTGCTGGCCTTCTTGAACAGGCCGGTAGCTGACATGCCCGAGGGCGAGTTCATCGATCTACTCGAACGGATCACCTATCAGAACTGGATCCGGCGGCTCGCGTTCACTGCTCGTTTAACAGCATACTTTCAGCTCATCACCGCGATCCGTGCCGGGAAAAACGCGGACGACATCCGCGCGATCTTCCGCGCCAATGCCAACGACGATGAGTTCCGTTCTCTGCTGGACGGCGAGGTTTATGGGCGGCCCTTTGCGCAGGCCGTCCTGCTGCGGCTTGAAGAGGCCGATCAGGACGAGTCGGTGACCAAGGACTTCGGCGGAAAGATCACCATCGAGCATGTTCTGCCGCAGGCGCTGAAGGACGCCTACTGGCGTGAGCGTTTCACCGATGACGACCACCGCCTGTGGCTGCACCGCCTTGGCAATCTTGCGCTGCTTGCTGGCATCAAGAATTACAAGGCGCAGTATTTCCCATTCGACCGCAAGAAGAAGATTTACGCAGAGCGGAACAACCGGGTTTCCTTCGACACCACAAAGCCGATCCTGTCGGCTGATCATTGGACGAAGGACCTGCTGGCCGCTAGGCAGGCTGATCTGGTCGATAGAGCGCAGCGGATATGGTCGCTCTCCAAGTCGGGCACGGCCTGACGAGAGGCTCATGCACCATGCAAAAAAGCAAGCCACCGACCATACAGCAAGGTCACCGCACGGCCGGTTTAGGACGAAAAGAGATTTAGAGTGTCGCGTCTGACGGATCTGATCGCCCGGGCGAAGGCCAGGGACAGCGCTCTGGGAGAAGAGCTTGAGCGGGAGTTCAAGGCGCTGGCGTCGCGGCGGGCCTTCGGGCTGAACTTCGAACGACACCGCCCGGAAAGCGTGGAACTGCCCGGCCGCCCCGTGCGTCGGGGGGACAAGGTGCGCATTCTTCCGTTACGGGGTTCTGTCCAGCGCCCAGACCAGCGGCTCTGGCGCGTCAAGCGGATTGACGGCAAAGGCGAGGCGCGGATGGCGCTGGTCGAGCTGATCGACGCCGAGGCGCCAGAGAGGGTGGATGTCGCGGTTGCCGATCTGGTCGTGGTGGCCGAGTTCCGCGACTTCATCTATCCCGGTCTGGTCAGCACGGGGCGCGTGTCGCGCGGGGGCGACAAGCCGTTCCACACAGTGATCAACGGCGAGAACTTCCATGTGCTCGAGGCGCTGACCTACACCCATCGCGGCAAGATCGACGCCATCTACATCGATCCACCTTACAATTCGGGTGCAACTGACTGGAAATACAACAACGCTTACGTTGAAAAGGATGATCTGTATCGGCACTCGAAGTGGCTGGCGATGATTGAGAGAAGACTAATTGTTGCCAAGTCTCTTCTGAAGTCTGAAAATTCAGTCCTAATGGTAACAATTGATGCGCGTGAGTATCTTCGCCTTGGGCTGCTTCTGGAGCAGATATTCCCAGAAGCTCGCATTCAAATGATTTCAACAGTCATTAATCCAAAGGGTGTTTCAGTTGTTGGAGGTTTCCGAAGGGCCGACGAATATATTTTCGTTGTCATGCTCGGAGACGCCGCGCCCTCTCGCCTGCCCTTAAGTGCCGAATGGTCGCCATCTTCAATTGTGAGCGGCAGCCATCGTGTCGATGAATCCGACGTGACTGGCCAAGAGACGGAGAAAATGTCTCGTGCTGAGCCGGGGTGGACATCTATGATGCGCCGCGGATCGGAAGCTGCGAGAAGTGATAGAATATCAATGTTTTATCCAATCTATGCGGATCCGCAGACCAGAAAAATAGTCGAAATCGGTGATCCAGTACCGGAAGGAGAGGAAACCGCTCCAGGGAAGGAGGGGTAATCCTCCCATTTCTAACGGGGTCCATTCGTAGAACTCATGCGGCCATTTTCAGTTTCTGGGCGGGTGTGATGCCGCCGATGCCCATGTTCGGGCGGTCGTTGTTGTAAGTCCAGAGCCATTGC